CTTTCAAAAAAATGTGCAACTGTATAAGACTTTTCCAATATTTCATCTATAGAAGGCAGAGGATATCCAAATAACTCTGTTTTACCGTCTAATCTTGTAGGGTCCTCTAAGCTATAACATTTACCAGATCCAAGCCAAGCAGGAAGAGGACTCATATAAATTGGTTGATATATCTTTGCTGTAACATCTGTATTTGCTATGGCTTTAACTGTCCACAGTATGGAGTTCCATTCATCAGTCCCACCTCTAGGTTTCATTTGCAATTTTAAGATAATCTTATCAGCAAACTCGGACATTATTTTTTGTGTAGTTTTACCTATTTTTATTGGAAATATTGTCAATTCTTTGCCATTCCAAGAGCCATCGTGTACTTTCATTGGTGGCTTTTTTGGTCCCCATTTTGGCGCCATACTGCCTGTCCTTTTAGCGGGCATAGTGCTAAACCAAGAGTCATGTTCAGGAAAAGATCTCAAACATACGCAGTCCATATCTAAAACAATGCCTAAAACCTGACTTGCTCTTTTTATTCTTATGGCATCAGCAACAAAAGCTATTGAGTGTCCCCATTCCAAGGTCTGATATACAATCTCATGCGATATAAGCTCTGAAGCATCTTTGATCTCTATCCCTTGGTAGCTGAAGTCAGTAATTTTTTGGTGAGTCCAAAGTTCTACTTTGTTACCAAGCCTTTCATGTGATCTAAATACCAAATCATGTAGCGGAGAAAATTTAACTTCCGCATTTTTCCATTCTTCAATGCTTTTATACCCACATCTTTTAGGTAGATTTGACCAGTACAATATTATCTTAGCCATGTTGTGTATTTTCTTTTCTAACTTTTAATTTAAGTCCGTAATTATTTACACCAGTTTTAAATTTGTAATTATCCTTTCTGACCAGTTTGGTTTTAAATACTTTGTAATCAACAGAGTGATGCCATCTTCCATATCTCCATTTCAGTTCAGAGACATCAGGATGTACATTAACTAACATTTTTGATTTATCTAGTGTGCCATCAACATAGATTGTATCGGTATTGCCACCTTTTACTGTTTGAGTTGTCATTTTTTCTTGCAAAAAAGCATTAAAAAGTATGGTGCACCAACCTGCTTTCAAAATATCAAGAGACAGTATAGTGTCCTCGTTATATCTACCTCTCCACCTAAAAGGCAAATCATTCTTTATAAGATTACAAGAATATACCCTAGTGTTTAAAGTAAATGGCGGACTGCTACTTCTTGCTGATCTAAAAAAAGTATAATGAGGTCCAGCCATACCAACATTCTTGTAGCGTAATATAAAATCCTCCATAGCAATAAACATAGTTCCATTGTTAACTTTTACCTTTTCATTTTTATTCATTCTACGAAAAGACCTTATATTGTCGTCCATAATCCAATGATAATCATGTCCACTTTGATATGCGTGATCCCATATAAAGTTTCTTGCAGGACCACTCCCTGTTGGTCTGCTTGTGCCATGCTCATCGCAATACTCATATTTATCTTTATATGACATATCTAGTGCCAACAACTTTTTCTCACTTACTTCTTGAGCATATAAATCGTATTCATCTGGCTCTACTACAAGTTTGTATGGCAAACCTATTAAATCAAGCCACTTAGAAGTAAGCCTTGACTCATATCTACCTTTGCTTGGAATGTACAAAGGGTACTTAGGTTTATTCATATCTTTTTTCTTCAGTATTCATGTTCTCTTGTTCAGGGTACCAAATATATTTAGTTTTATCTGTCAGCTTTTGTCCTACTAATTCTTGAAATTTTTCAACATCTGCTTCGTTTTCAAAATGTACATATAATGTTCTGTATGCAGTATTATCTTCGGAAATAAATTCAGGCATATTTTCCCATTCAGCTAATGGATCATCTACAACATTAGGATCGGTCAATGGTAGAATCTCCATTTCATTAAATGCCAATATATTTAAATCAAAGCCTAATTTATTTAACTCTTGTATTTCCTGCCATAACACTGTTTCGTCCCATGTTGAATTTATAGCTATCTTATTGTCAGCTATAACAAATGCTTTTTTTTGTGCGTCAGTAAGATTATCTATTTTTATTATTGGTACTTCTTTAAGATCTAAATGTTTTGCGGCCATATATCTACCATGACCCGCAAGAATCATTTGGTTTTCATCTATCAAGATTGGATTTACAAAACCAAACTCAACTATGGAATTAGCTATTTGTTGTACTTGTTGCTCAGTATGTTTTCTTGCATTATTTTTATAAGGACTTAATTTTTCTATATCTATATTTTGTGTTTCCATCTATATATCCTGTTTTTGTACTCTTTCTCTGAGTGATGTTGTTGAAAATGAATGTCGTCTGCTTGTGTAAAAAGTTTTATGTAAACCTTCGCCAGTAAAACTGATATTTTTATAATCTTCGCCAATAAACCTTATATTGATAGGTGTGGATTCTAGTAAATCTACCAAGCTATCTTCTGTGTCATAGGGAATTATTTCATCAACGTATTTAATAGCTTGTAACTGCATATACCTTTCATACATTGATTGAACTGGTTTATTTTTTTCTTTTCTATCTAGTGTTGGGTCAGTTTGTAAACCTGCAATTAAATATTCACAATTTTCCTTACACTCTTTTAGCATAACTACATGACCTGCATGCAATAGATCAAAGGCACCACAAGTAAAACCTATCTTCATTACATATAAAAATCATTTGGTTGTACTTTACCATTTGTAACTTCAACCAATAAAATCATTTCCTTTTTTCTTGGTATTCTTACACCTGTTATCCATTTAGCTAAAGTGCCTTGTGGTATGCGCACATTTCTTTGAGTTTCTATCTCTTGTATAAAAGACATTTGTGTGTAGTTGTTAGATTTTAAATATTCTTTTAACTGCATAATCTGTTTTAATTATTCCAAATATGAATTATAGTTGACTTAGTTTTTAATTACAAACTAATAAATTGGAGAAAATAAAATGAATATATTTGTATTTCACAAAAGTCCAGAAAAATCCGCTATTTGTCAGCCTGACAAGATGCTAGTCAAAATGGTGCTAGAAACTGCACAAATGCTTTGTACTGCACACAGAGAGTTAGACGGAGATAAAGTTGCTGATAAACTTGGTCTTTACAAGACAGTACATCTAAATCACCCTTGTACAAAATGGGCAAGAGAATGCAGAAGCAATTATTATTGGTTATATATGCATTTTTTGGCTCTCAGCAACGAGTACACAAAAAGATACAACAAAGTTCATGCTAGTACAAAAAAACTTGCAGACATTCTATCTACCGCTCCTGTAAATATAGAGCCTTCATCTAGTATCACTGAGCACGCTCAAGCTATGCCTGACATTTATAAACATTCAGATCCAATAGTTGCTTACAGAAGATACTGTATTGCAGAAAAACACTATGCAAAATGGCAACGAGGTAGAGAAAAACCTACTTGGTGGAATTAGTGTACTTATTCCATAAAAGGTTTATAATGGTATCTTTAAATTGGAGAAAATAAAATGAATAGCAATAATCCGTTTGATGTTCACGGTATAGAACATCTATCACCCTCCTCTATAAATTCATTCTTAGATGATAAAGCCATGTGGATAATGCGTTATCTTTTTGGTTATAAAAATGGTGGTGGTCCTGCCATGTGGAGAGGAAGTGCAGTAGATCGTGGTATTGGTGCTTACTTTGGATATGAAGAAACTCCACATTCAGAAGAACAGTCCTTACATCTAGTAGAATCACAATACACAGGATATAAAGCTGAATGTGAATATAATTATCCTGAACAAGAAATCAATCTTAATAAATATCTTGAGGAAAAAACTAAACTGCAAAGATATTTTAAAACTGCATTAGATTTCTATGACGATCTAGGTCAACCAACAGATTATCAAAAGAAGATAGAGTTACAGTTGCCTGATCTGCCTGTGCCTATTATAGGCTTCATAGATCTCCAATATGGTGACACTATACGAGATATTAAGACAACTGCTAGAACGCCTTCTAAAGTATTTGAAGGTCATGCAAGACAGGTTTCTGTCTATGCGCAAGCTATGAATTGTGTTCCTATACTTGACTACATTGTCGTAACTGCCAAAGACCAAAAGGTAGTTTCACATACTGTAAGAAATGTACAGAAATACATAGAAACTGTAGAGCAAATAGCATATTCAATTATGCAATTTTTGTCCTACTCAAATGATAAATATGAATTAGCAAATGGTTGCTATCCCAACATTGACGATTGGAAATGGGGGGAAGATGAAATCAATTTCGCTAAGCAAATATGGAGAATATAAAATGAATAACCAAGCGTTAATAAATGCCATGATTAAGGCAACTGAAAATCTAAATCACATTGTTAATGACTCATCTAACCCATTTTTTAAGAGCAAATATGCTTCCTTAAAACAGGTTTTAGATACTGTCAAACAACCTTATGCTGAACAAGGCATACATATACAACAAATAAGCCATGAATCTGATACAGGAGCAGTTGTAGAAACTGTGTTCTTTGGTCATGGTGGAGAGTTGTCTACAGGCAAAGTACATATGCCTTCACCTAAAACTGATCCACAGGCATTCGGTTCTGCTTTATCTTATGCAAAAAGATACTCATTACAAATGGCTTGTGGTTTAGCTACTGTTGAAGAAGATGACGATGCAGAAAAAGCTACTGTAACATTTGAGTTTAAAGATGCAGAGGGTAAGGTTCTTGTAGAAGAAAGAGATCCTACCAAGTATATCAAAGAACTAGGTAAATATTTGCCCGCAGATAATCCTGATACAGATGCGCAAAATCTATATGAGGTAAATGCAAAGGCTATACACGAAGCCAAACAACTAACCAAAGTTGTTAAGTTTCAAGAAGCATACGACAGACTTATAGAAGTCTATGAGCAAGCCTAGTAGTGTTACAGATTACGTTTACTTAGCTATGAGAAACGGACAATGGTGGACTTTTTGGGAACTACAAGATGTTATTAAAAATAATGTCGGTAAGTTTTACGGAGAACCCACCATTAGTGCCGCTATCCGAGAGTTGCGTAAATATGAACCTAGAAAAAAATATGGATTACCTTTAAATGGTGAAATCGTAATTAAAAGAAAGATTAAAAATAAAAAAGGTAACGAATACCGATTAATAACTGGAGATAATAATGTCTGATAAATATGTAATGAAAAAAAATAGTGGTAATTTATTTACTGAGAAAAATGTAACTGTACCAAGAAAAGGTAGAATCAATTTTAATGGTGAAGAAAAATATTGTGGGATTCTTAAATATACAGGCGATGGCAATACCAAAGACAAATATGAGTTAGTTGTATCCTTGGGGTTGTTACATTTCAACGCACCTGAGGATAAGAAGAAAGAAGGAACACCTGATATAGGTGGTAAGATAACTTTTGACGGTAATATTTATAAATTTGGTGGTTGGCTCAGTCAAACTGTACAGGGTATAGATTATACAAGTGTAAAACTTACACCTTGTGATGAAAATGGAAACCCTATCTATGAAAAGAAACCTGAGGTAAAAGAAACTTCTAATGACGAGGATATACCTTTTTAAGTATGAACGAACAAGTAGAATCTTGGCAACAAAGGATTAGAGATCTGGCACCACAAATACAGCAAGCAGAATACAATCTTTTAAAATCACAAGCTGACATAAAGAAACTACAGGCAAAGTTGGAATTGGTGGCTACATCTCAAGGTGTAAAAACAATATCTGCGCAAAAAACTTATGCAGATAATAGCGATGAATTGTATGAAGCTAGATTGAAAGAGGGTGTAGCAAAAGGCAAGCTTGCCTCTCTAAAAATAGAACTTAAGTCACTAGATGTAGGCTTTGAAGAATGGCGTACCAAAATGGTTAATGCTAGAGAGGAGAGAAAAAGGTATGGAGCATAATTTAATATTATGTCTGCACGAACATATAAATCGTTTTAATCAGAGCATGGCGCTTGCTACAGATTTAGATAAAGATAGGCTATATGTTTATTGTGCTACAAATAACGAAGGTTTTTTAGAACCTGTTTCGTATGGAACAGGAATAACTAGACCTGCATACATAAAAGAAAAACCCAAACATAAACACAAATATAAAGGTGGATGCAAAGCAAGAAAAGACTTTTACATTGATCAGATTATAAGAGATTGTGTTTACATACTTTATAACGAAGATGTTATTGTATATGTAGGTCAAACCATAAATATTTATAATAGATTA